ATTTGGATTGTTTCGACCACTTTGTCGTCTAGACCAAGGGGTGTCTTCAAATCCGGAGCGAAGTGGAAAGTAAACCAAGTCACCGAGCCGTTCTTGTGGCGTTTTGATGTAAGTTCGCATTGGTAATCCCATAGGTTGCGGTTGGCAGGAACAACTTTGATGAATTCATCCTCGAAGGGACTGAAATTCGTTCCCTTGAGCATCAAGATCACTGGTTCATTGTCCCAAGTGACTTTTTCGCCTGTAGCCGTTTTTGCCTCACCTGAGACCAAGCCCCGAACCTGACGGAAACATGTAATACTTGCGTATTTTTCCTTCTGTTCCGGTGCCATTTCTCGCAACTGTGATGAGATTGGTTTGCCACAACGCAATGTACCATTCATATCGATTGGTTCTTCTGCAAAGCTGGCAATGATCTTTGATTTATTGCCAAGTTTTTTCAGAACGTTGTCCCAATCAAGGTACTGGAAGTGATGTGACAGCGGGCGGAACGTAGCTGTTTCCGCATATGCCGCAACTTCTGCACCCTTTATGGTAAATGACCCTCGGGGAAGCGGGTTCCCTTCGTCGTCATCAACCTGCGAGTTGATTACAAGTTGCGGAAGGCGGGTAGCATTTGAACCGGACGAGTTCGCTACTTTTGCGCCCATTTGTGCAGCCAATGCTGCGATGTCCTGGGGTGTATTTGACATAGAATTTCCTTCTAGTTGTTAACAAAATTGGTCTCCAAGGTTGCTGGATAAGCAAAATTTTCTTGGACGTTCGTTGTACCATAATTAAATGTACAAAACAATCCCCAATATATTAGAAAAAACATTGGAGATCAAAAAAATTAGATCAACCAAGTTTGCCCGGTTTCTATTTCAATGGCCAAAGGCAATGGAAAATCGTAGTTCCACTTGGTTTCAGCTTCCTTCAAAACCCCTGTCATTGCCCAAGTAAGGGCGTCATGAACCAGATCGATTTCGTCAGGGTGCGTATCCGCTACGATTGAATCATGGACGGTCAGGATCAGAAGGGATTTCAAACCCAAATCCTTAAATCTGCGATATGCTCGAACACAGGCCATCTGCACCAGATCATTGCCGAACCCTTGAACAGGATAGTTCACAACTTGAGTGGCATTACTGATCCGCCCGTTGCCATAACGTTTTGCATTTGGCCAATGATATTGCCGTCCTGATGGGGTTTGAACGATCCCATTACGGATCACACCATCCATGAGCGATTTTTGGTACTTGGCCAAACCGCTGTAGATCACAAAAAACTGTTTGAAGTAGTTTTGCACATGCTCAGGTTCACCCATGCCCATCCCGCCATATAGCGGTGCAAAGGTGAATGCCTTTGCCGCCTGGCGCAGGTCTTTTGTCACTGCGCTGGGATCAATGCGATTTATGATCGAAGCAGTTTGACTGTGAACATCCTTGCCGTTTTCAATGTCATCCTTGATCTGGTTATCCATCGACAGTGCTCCAGCAACCCTGAATTCCAGCCCGCTAAAATCTGCTTCTGTGATGATCCCGCCGTCGAAACGGGAAACAACGCATTTGCGGATTGGGAAACCCCGCTTAGGTTGGTTTTGGAAGTTGGGATTGGATGATGACAAGCGACCTGTTGCAGTTACACATTGGTTAAAGTTTGTGTGCAGCAGACCAGTTGAACGGGTCCATGTCTGTATGCCTTTCACAAAACTATCGAGGTACACCGAAACCGCATTCAATCGGCTGATCTTGGTCAAAAACTCAACGGCAAGATCGTTGCCTTTGTCCTGCGCTTGAGCGGCCAGCAGTTTGATGGTGGTTTTATCGCATTTAAACCCATTAATGCTGGCATCACCAGGACCGAAGGGTACCAGCTTCAATCCAGCGGTGGCCTTCAACTGCTCATAGAGAGCGCCTTTGCCAGAGCAGGTTGGGCAACGGTTTTCGTTTTTAAACGGCTCCCCATTCTTTTTGAACTTCCGAATTTTGCCCCGGCCATTGCAGGTGCCGCAACACTTCGCCTGCGTTTTCTTCACCACCTGTGTGGTGCGTCTAACCGCATTTGCAAATTGCGTTTTGGACATCTTTGGGGGCCGCAGGGGTTTGCCATTTGGACCAATGCCGATGTTGAACAGCTTCTGATGTTCATGGCGATCAACAACCATGCGGGAGTAAACCACCTTGGTCATGTCTGCACCGCTGTTGAGGTTGATGGGTGTATCGCCCATGACCTGTTCAACAATTTCATTAAGGCGCTTTTCCAGCTCGACCTTCTCAGCCGCAAACTCTGCCTCAACTTCGGCCAGCGCATCCATATCAACGTTGATACCGTTGCGTTCCATCTCGATAAGGCACTGCATCATGTCGTTGGACAATTCCAAGATCGATGTCAGGGATGCGTTTGCTTCCATCGCAAAATCATCCATTTGCTTGAGGTAAATTTCACCTGCAGCTCTGACATCCGCCTCAGCATATTCGATCACAGTGTCCAGAGGCATTGCCTCAAACCCAGTGCCGGATTTGAACAACTCATCAACCAGATCGCTCTGCTTGCGGGTTGTATCCCGGCGTTCCGCAGTTGCCTTCAGCGAAATCTCCCGCCGCTGACCTTTGGACAGAACGTATTCTCTGATCATTGTGCAGTGGATTTCAGGGGGCAGGGTGAACCCCATTTCGTTAAGCCACATCACATCAAACTTAGCATTGTGGGCAATCAACACATCGGCCTGTTGCAACATATGTTCTAACAGGCTTCTGCAATCGGGATCAGGTTTTTCATTGTGGTGAAACACAAGCGAGAAAACCTCATCGACGGTGTCCCAGCCCAACATACCGAAGTGGGCTGAAACGCATTTATTGTCGGAATTGAACGGGCTGTTATCCGTCTTACCGTCCAATCGTTGGACAGTTGTTTCAAGGTCGATAACCAGCCGCTTCATGAACGATACCTCGACACCTCTGGTTCAATCAGAACTGGGATAGTCCCATGATAACCGGACAGCTTGTTTTTGCTGACCGTCAGGAACCGGGTATTGTCGGGTTCACCGTCATCATTGTCACCACTGTGTTTACCAATGCCGATGATCAGATCCGCCTCTGCAGCTTTGCCAGTTTTACTGCCCTCAGCCATTGAGAAATCGACCCTGGTTTTGCCTTCCGCATCGGCAGATGCCTGAGAGATGCCGATCAATGCACATTGGTGCCGCTTGGCTAGTTCCCGCAATCGCCTATACAATTCTCGGAACCGTTCATGGGTGGCATTGTAATGGCCGGATACGCCAACCTTGTCCGCCTGATCGATAACCAGCACATCTGGTTTCATCTTACGGCAGTAGGCGTCAATGCGATCTAAATCCCAATCCACCACATCTTTCATCTCCAAGTTATCCTTGGCGCAGAAGAAGCCGCTGACAGCCTTTTTGGGATCAGCGATGACTTGATGGATGTCCATGCCAGCCGCAGCTTGATAGGCCCTCAACATAGTGCGTTCGGTATCTTCCTCGTTGCCGAGGTAAACGACCTTAGCGCCTTGATCACAGAAGCCACCTGGACCAGCCATCAACGATACAAGAAACGCCGTTTTACCTGTTTCTGGTCGAGCCAGCAGAACCATAAATTCGCCTGGGCCGATGCCGTAGACACAAGTGCTAAGGCTGTTGATGTTGAACTGCCAACGGGAAGCGTTGGAAGATCGCTTGAGCAGGGTAGGCAGGTCCTTGGTGGTGGTATCGCCGAAATCATCCGGCAGGTAACTATCAGCCACCCGTTCCATTAATGCCTGCAATTGCGTCATCGCATTGGTTTCGCCCTCAGATAGGCGGATACCAAGGTCAGCGATTTGGCGACCAGTTTCCTTGCGCCACAGTTTTTCGATTACATCTGTTGCAATGTCTTTGCTGTAGGGTTGAGCGTTCTTCAGGTCGGATATTACGTCCTGAAAATCGGCTCGTTCAGCATTTGTTGCAACAGGATTGTCGGCGACCCATAGGGCCAGAATTTCGTCGGGAAGAATGTCATGTTGGTATTTGGCATGGGCATCGCCCAGAATGTCATAAACCTCCGCAGCATCGTCGCTAAAGATGGATCGCTTTAAACGGTTGCGATTGCTCTTGTAGCTGTCCGTTGCGAGGAGGGTGGCAAGTAATTGCATTTCCATATCATGGCCCTCCAATTTATTGGTGAATATATTGGATACCAAAATATGAGGCAAAAATAAAGCCCCAATCTTGCGATCAGGGCTTAAATTTTTTTGCGCTGGGCTTAGGCTGGATGTTTGCCGCCCCAGTTAGCATTTGACTGGGTCGAGTTTTGTCTCCAAGTTTCTTCCCGCAGTTTGATCTCGATCAACATGCCACCCTTGTCCCGCTCCAAATCTCTTACAAATTGGTTTTGCAGAACTTTTGGTAATCGATTGATTGGCATAGTTGTGAATTTGGCCGCTTCCTTTTCCTCAAGGCACTCCAACCACACTTCTTTTTCATCATATCCCTTTACTTGGAACATCATGAACTTGGTTGATGTAGCGTAACTGCCCCGAGTACCTCTGAATACGATTTGATTCAAATCACCTGTGGCACCTCTGCGTTCTTGCATTGGCATATCAGCCTGATCCAGTGTGATTGTTACTTTTTCAGCAACTTCGGGATGTGTATCCGCTAAGTAGTCTTCAAACTGTTTGCTGAATTCTTTCAAGGCTTTTTTGAATAGATAGGCTTCATCAATTCCACCCTCTAATTCGATGTCGTACACAATTACGCCTCTATACGGCTTTCCTTCAGACATATTTCCTCACTCTACCCTATGCAGGGTTTGCTCCATACTTGGTCAGCGGTTTATTGTTATAATTAGATCCGCAGTATTTGTTTCAGTTCGCTGGTTGAACACTCTTTCGGGTCCTTGCCTGTTATCCGTAAACGGATATCGCCTCGTAGTTTTTTTGTTATAGCCAATGCCTTCCTGGAGGCATCGTTGTCTAACACTATATACACCTGTTTATAACTTTGTAAATTATTTTCTAATATATTAGTTAAATTAGTTCCCAATAATGCAACACCTGTTAATCCATCAATTCTGGAAACAGAGCAGGCGCTTGCAACATCTTCCACAGCAACGGCTATATCAGTGTCACCAACGGTGATGCCTGAACTGACATCGCCATATGAAATCCACTTGGGGCCATATCCACCTAGGGCGGGGATAACTCTACCCACAGCGCCTGAATTATCATTGTTGTAGAACAGCACTCGTTTTTCCCGAGGCGCATAGCGAACTTTGATCAGCCCTGCTTCGACGGCCTCAAGGGAGTTGGTGCTGATGAGGTATTTGCGCACTTCTGACTGATGGTCAAAGTGTGTGGTAATTTCAGGGACTGGTAGATTACGAGCGATGCGTTTAACGCTTCGATCTTTAGCAAGCGAATTCTTGGCTGCTTCAATTGATCTGTCGCCATCGTATTTCCCTCGGACGGTGCAAGATGCCCTGAAGCAATTCCACAATATTTCGCCAGTTGCAAGGCGATCTACTGTGAACTTTTTATGACCGCCGCAGAACGGACAAGTCATTGTCCTGTGTTCACCCACCTTCATGTGGAGTTGTTTTACGATGTTGAGTTGTTCTGGATACGAAAACATGTCTGAGAATCCGAGGCCCCGCCTGGTAGGAGGTCAGGCAGGGCCGGAGGTTGCGGTGGGTTAGGCCGCAGGTGTTGGAAGCATCAGCCGATCATAATCATACAGCTCTTGGAAAATCGTAATGATCTCCATCGGCAGGTACTTTAGCGGATACGAATGATGTTCACCGTCGAAGTATTTGCCGCCAAAATCTTGGCCGCTGGTATCCACATAAAATGCTTCCACCATAATCCCTTCGTCGGTCAGGATTTCATAGGCGCCAAGTGGTGCCGCCCATGGGCTTTCAAATTGAAGGTTCAGCGTCACCACACCTTCATCGAAGTACTGATCATCATCATCGATGAGGTCGGGGTAGGGATCCTGAATATCCCATTTTGTACCCCATGCCGCTATTGCCCGATCAGCGGCAAATCTCGATAGCGGTTTGATCTCTTGAAGGAAACGGCCCTCCCGGGCCGCTCTTTCGAGGCAGGTGAGCCGACTTCTAGGGCCGACCAGACGCAAAATGTTATCAACCATGTTCGGCATATTAGCGATCCCCCGTTACTACGGGTTTCGCTTCAAAGCGTAAACCAAGTTCGCTGCGGATGACTGACAACGGTTTCCCGCAATCCAATGCCTCTGCACCCAGACCAAGAGTGTAGCACTCATTAAACGCATCGAGGACATTTTCTGGGTCAATTCGGGCGTCCCACATTTGGAACTGCCCATTGTTGTATTCACACAGAAAATTACGATCCCGTTCAAAGCTGTAAGTGTGCAGCCCTGCCAGTTGCCCTTCGATTTTGCGAAAGGCCCCCAGAAGGATGTCGGTGCTTTGAAAATGCGCCTTAAGTACTGAGTATTCTTGATCGAAGCCAGGTATTTGAACTCTGGTTTTGTAGGGTTCAACCCAAACATTGCCAGATTCAATGTGACTGCCGCCGATACGAAATTTACGCATTTTCGTAGCGATTTTCTCGACCTGCTCTCGTTCGCCGATAGCATTGATCATGTTCTGTACAAGCGTAAAATCAAGCATAGAAACCTCCCCGTCCAAAGAAGAATGGTGATGAAACTAGGCCAGCCATCCACTTTTTACGAAGGGCCAAAGTTTCACCAACATTATCTGCCTTAGCAGCGTTTTTGACGGGGAATGCTTCAGCGTCACATGCATAATCTGCAACCGCCATCATAAAGGCGAACTTGTTGGTTCCCATTTCTGGGACCGTCACCTGAATGTACTGATCAAGAATGTCCGCAATGACTGTGTCCGTCATTTTGGTGTACATCTCCAAAGCGTTGCGGCATTGCTCAAGATTGACCTTGTGATCCGCAAGTTCCTGAAGTGCCTGCACCGCTTTTGGGAATTCCATGAGCGTATAACGCAAATGCGCTTCAATCGGTTCAGGCCCGAAATTACCGACATGACGCTGGCTCTTTGCTGCCTTATTACCAAAACTCAGGATGTTACCTGTGGTCTCGCACTCAGCACCCATAATGGTGATTACCGCATTTTGTGCGGCATTTTTCGCCATAATTACAGGGCTGCAATGTGTTTCCCAACCATTTGCAGTTTTAAGTTTGAAACGAAAATCCTTCAGTTTCAAACGCAACTCGTTGTAAGCGTAGCCATTCTCTACGATTTCATCGAGTGTCACATTCTGCAAAAATTTGGGCGGAAGCAATTTTCCCAGCGCATCAGTGATGATGCCATACAGTTCGCCGTTTGGCACAGGTCTGTATTTGTCATCTACTAAGTAGATTGGATCGCCAGTTTCTGCATTGCATAGCAAATTGTTGGGTAAACCTCTGCGATCTTCGAGGAGTTCAGCGAACCCCATGTCATTGAGCGCATAAACGCCTTTAAAGGTCAGTCCATAATCTGCGATGGTTAGTGCAGGAAATTTTGCCTTCAGGTCTTTTTCCTGCGGGTTTGCAGCGACAGGCGCTGTTTGCGGATACTTGTGTGTCTGCATATTCATTTTTAATAGTTCTCCGGTACTTGGGCTACTGTGGCCCGTTGAAGTGTGCGAGGGCACTCATTGCCCCCGCTTTTGGATTGGTTGGCGCTGGTGAGGCGCCGCAGTCGGTTCGCTGGATAAGATTGCGAAACTTGACTGGTGCCGTTGTGGCGGTGTTTTGTGACAGTTCGATGACGGTTTTGTAACAGTTTTGTGAAATGTGCTGGTTCTCATAACCTAATGGTCTCAGGCCCACCAATGTTTTCAATGGTTTAGCTTTCAGTGCGCTGCCAGTGTATTCACAAAAATATTCAAATACCTTCGTCATTTTTTGTCACTTAGCCTGGTTTGCTGCCGTATTTTCGACGGATTTCGTCTTCGTTTGCCAATAACCAAGCAATCTGTTCCCGAATTTCGTCTTCGAAACGTTGTTCGGCAGTGCGCTCTCCAAATAATCGGTCAAGCGACTTGGGTCGTTTGGGTGTTCCCATGAATTTCTCCTGTGTTGTTGATACGCTTTTGTTGAGCCGCCGCAGCCATGGCGGATGTTGGCACAACGTAGGTGGACACAACCTGGCGGGATTTATGTCCGGTGACGGATCTGATCTCATCCTCGGTACAACCGCTTTCGCCTAAGACGGTTGCACCTGAACGGCGCAGATCAGACAGTTTCAACTCGTCAGACAATCCTGCCTGAGAGCGGATGAAGGCGGCTTTCTTGCGGTACAAGCGTTCGCTGTACTGCTTTCCAGTCACTTCATATGGGGCAATGACATCGTCGGGATGCTGGTTAGAGCGCCCTGCGATCATTGTCATGCGTTGGGATAGAGCAGGGGTGGCGGGTATCTGTACTGCCGCACCAGTTTTAGCCTGCTGAATAAAAAACACCCCATCATTGTATGCAGACCAGCGTAAGCTGCGACAATCGATAGGGCGTTGGCATAATTCGTATGCCATCAGTGCAATTGTGCCGATGCTGGGTATTCCACAGGCATCAGCGGTATCTATAAACGTCCGGACAGCATCAGGTGTCCAGCGGACGGAGCGGGAAGGGGCTTGAGCAAGCCGAATGCCGCTGAATGGATTCTTGGTCAACAATTCCATGTAAATTGCACAATCCCAAACCGCAGACATGATATTGATGGCGGTATTTGCATAATTAATGGAATTGGTCGTTACCAACGTTGCATACAGCCTCTCGCCATATGCAACGTTGATATCGGTTGCGCTGGATAGATTGCGCATTGGTTGCAACCCATCGGGCGTCATTGTGGACACTGTATTAATAACGCTGCGATAGGTCCTACGACTGCCAGGCTTTAGCGAAGCCCAGCGGCTAGAAGCAAAGTAAGCGTCCAAGACATCTGCGTAGGAGGTAACCGCAGATTTAGCAGGGGAAGGAGAGAAACCCGTCTTTTTATACGCTTGAAATGCTTCGTCAGCCGCTTGGCACTTCGCAAGTGCTGTAGGGAAATCAGCACACACCTCGAACGAATAGCCAAGTGCCTTCTGAAGAGATGCGCTTGGGGAAAACGCATAACGGCTATCTCCCGATGCCGTCTGGTAAGTCTTCAGATATTTCATTTTGGCCATTTCGCCCTCCAGCAGTTGTTGCCCCACCATTACAGCACAGTCGATCAGTATCTGTCAACATGAAATGCAATATGAATATATTGGCAAAAAAATTCATTCATAAAACGTCAGATAGGACGACAATTTGGTTACTTCAAGGTAGAATCGGAAAAAACCCAATAAAACATGGTAAAAACTACTCGGGCGTCAAGCGTATGTATATACCTTATATATATAGTGTGCTTAAATTCAGTTTGTGTTGAGGTGCAATAATAGGGCACTTCATAGTGCATTTTATTAATTCACCAATAAATTCAAAATGCTTGCAATTAATTTAAAAACAAAAGAATCTTTCGCTACGGCCCTTGCCTGACCAGCAAACAAACGGGCCGCAACATATCCAGCGAAAGGAGGCCCCAAAATGGGCTTTATTAATCTGACTCTAAAATCTCGTAATCAAAAAGTTGGCAAGGTGCCTGTTTCTACTTCCGGCAAACAAACTTGCCCGGACACCTGCCCATTAAAAGAGAGCGGCGCTTGCTATGCTGACGGTGGTCCGCTCTCATTATTTTGGGACAAGGTTACGAAAGAAGAAGCCGGGACCGACTATAACAGTTTCGTTGATTCTGTCCGGGGTTTGCCTGATGGGCAGTTTTGGCGTCACAATCAAGCCGGGGATTTAGCACCCACAAAAAGAGACCCCAACACAATCGACGCTCCGGCTTTGGTGAAATTGGTGGAAGCCAACAAGGGCAAAATGGGATTCACATTCACCCATTACGACCCCATCAAAAACCTGATGAACGAGTTTGCAATTCATACTGCAAACAAAAACGGGTTTACGATCAACCTTTCCGGCAACAATGTTTTTCATGCTGATGAACTGGCAAAGACAAACTGCGGCCCGGTGGTTTCCGTATTGCCGCTTGAATATCAACGCCAGGGCAAAGGGAAAGAATTCACAGAAAGCCTGGACGCATACAAAGCCAGGCTTGCGGATCTGCCCAAAACAACACCCGCAGGTAATCGCATTGTTATATGCCCGGCCACCTATAGCGAGAACATGTCCTGCAATGATTGCCGCCTATGCGCAAAAGCCAATCGCAAAACGATTGTTGGCTTTCCTGCTCATGGCAGATCAAAACGCAAAGCCGATGCGATTGCGCAGGAGGTGGCATAATGGATCAAGAGATTTTCCAATATTGGGCCGCTGTCGATAAGCATCACAATAAGGTGGTGAACCTATTCGAAACCGAAAACCAAGGGAAAGATTGGTTTAAGTATTACCGGGGCCGCTATCGCTTAGAGTTGGCGCCTGTTGTTGTCGAACTGCAGGAGGGCAAACAATGAGTGAAGTTTATTTACCTGATGAACAATTCAAGGCTTTGCAAATGGATATTGCGGATGCCTTGTTACATGCTCAGATCATAGATCAATCCTACTATTACATTGAAGACAGCGATGGGAATTTGTCTTTAACTGAGGAGGGGCAAGAGGAATTCAACCGATGTCATGATCATGCAGAATTTATTTTGCTAGATAATGGTATCCAGAATGCAGAAGTAATGCATGAGTGAATTCTATAGGATTTATGGATTTTTCTGTTTCTATGCGCACCTATATCTAGCGTTATTCTAAAAACAAAATTGCCCGCCTATTGAGCGGGCTTTTTTATTAGTTTTGATTGTTCTCTTCTATGGAGGTCCCTTAGTCAAAAATCTATTATCCGGCAGTTCCAAACAAATCTTTTAAGAACCATCTAAGGGCCTCGGCACCGCCGCTTTCAATCATCACATAAATTATGATGTAGACAACAATGATGGTGAAAAGCGCCCAAACGTTTTGTAACAAGCTTCGCACTTTCCATCCCTTACGAGAATTCCAAAACTTTACGTCATATTTTCGCTCAAGGTCGTAATACTGGCACTTGGGGCATTCCGGGGCCGTAGCATCAAATTCATGCTTACATTTATAACAGGGTTTTAAATCTGTTTCTTCACTCATGGTTTCATACTCACACAGGCCCCACCCACCCGCAAATAAATTCTATCAACTGCGCATGAGCTGAAATTTTTCCAGTGATTGCCCGGTCAATTCCAGTTTGTAGAATGGCTTTGTGGAATGGTTTCAGATTTTCCCTTATTTTACTGGGGTTTTTATACTGGGGCCGTAAATTACCAGTTAACGGCCCCTAAAAACTGGCCTAAAACATCAATAAAATA